GGAGGCTCTCCAATGGTTGGGTTGAAGATAAGGGTATAACCCACTGGATGCCGATTGATGAACCAATAACCGAGTAATTATGAATGAAGTAAACTTTAATAGAATGTTCGGACAGCAAGGATGGATTTGTCCGAAGTGTGGAAGGGTATATTCACCTTTTACACAAATGTGTTTGTATTGCGGAAATAACAATTCCGAAAATACATTTACATCTGCAAATACACCTACAAAAACTTTTGATGAGATACTCGAATCCAACAAGGATGTACTGGAACGGATTAAAGAGAAAGGAGACTGAAAATGAATGAAAGGAAAGTTCTTTTGTTTAAAAAGACATGTTATGATGTCGGTACACGTTTTTCTTTTATTGTAAATGGTAAGATTGTTGAGACGGTTATAAGTAACGTAATGATTGATTATCATAAAAACATCAATTATGAAAAGCATTCTGTAAGGTATCATTTTTGCACTATGGATAAAAATACATTCGAAGAGTTTTCGGAAAGAGAATTAGAAGATATGATACATAGAGGGATTGTTTTATATATTGAGTAATTGAAAAAGCCATGAAAGGAAATATATTTGACAAAATAAGAAAAGCATCTAATAAATACATAGAGTATATGATTGCTTGTGACTGTGTAGCCAAAGAAGCACAAAAACATATAGATTGGGACAATAATGTTTCATGTGAATATTATCCGGCTGATGGAATATGTATAATGATAGACGAGCATGTTTGTTATGCTAATACATTCTTTGACTTGGTAGAAGAATCAGAAAACGGTATGCTTGATAGGGGAACTTTTATGAGAAATTGTATTTGATTATGGAAATAAATAACGGAATAATAATAGACGGAGTGCTGCATGAATTGTGTGTTGGAATATGTGATGAGTGCTCATTACAAAATGAGTGTGATGATAGTTCAGAAATCATTTGCGATATAGCTTATGAAAACCCAAACATGGACCAGTGCTTTGTCAATCGTGGAAAAGTAACTGATATTAAGATAGATAAGGAGGAATAACTATGGGATTTACAACACCGTGTTTTATACGCAAAAATACACAGGAACTTCGGAAGAAGTTGAAAGAATTTGGGTATAACATACTTAATTCTGGTAATACAACCTTAGATGCACATAATTATGACGGCAATGGAAGTCATAAAAGCATTGAAGAAGGAAGAGCAATCATAACATCTTATGGGAATTTATATGGGGTGATATATGATATAGATACCGTAACCAAGAAAGGAAGGATTGATTGCGGAACGAATGAGGAACTTTTCCTGGCTATCGCTGCATTGAGGGATGATAGTAACTACATGCAGTGGTTTATAACAGATTCCATTCTTAGCGTTTCTTATGACGATTCTATTGGTAACGATCATTATTTCACAGAACCCAAAGGCATTATGTTCTTTTGGGATGAAAATTGGGATAATGCAACCATTATTTCAGGACGTTATCACAAGGCTACCGTAGACGAACTGATTGAATATTTTAAAACAAAGGAGGAACAATGAAAGCAAGAATAAAATCAACTGGAGAAATTGTAGAGATTAAGGATTTATATGATGATGGTACTGCATTGGTGGGAAACATGTATATCAAGGTGTCAGAACTTAATTTCTTTAGTGAAAACATTGATTGGGAACAACGTAGGTACGAATTGGCAAAAGACATTATTAAAATTGTTATAGCAAACGACTATGGTGTTAATTCTGATGTAGTCGCTAAATATTCGCTTAATTGCGCTGATGCCCTAATTAAAAGATTAAAGGAGGTGAATAATGAATAGCATACAGACACAAACACTTTCCATTAACGGAGATGGAGGTGGTGAAGCGTATATTGACTTTTGTGATGGACAATTATGTGTTTCAGTTGTCATAGAAGATAAACAGGCGGATTTTCACTTTGAGCCTGTTACTCTAGGAATGTTTGCCCATGCTTACAAGCTGCATTGTGAAGAATGTGAAGAATGTGAAAAGAAGAAAGGAGAATAACTATGAAAGTGTTAAGAGATAAAACTCCTGTCGCTCGTAAAGAGCACAGGTGCAATTTTTGCGGTGGAGTAATTTCCGTTGGAGAAAAATACAACAGGCAGACCAATGTTTATGACGGTTGTATTTATGACTGGGTATCCCACTGTGAATGTTCCAAGTTAGCCTGTGAACTTGATATGTTTGATGATTGCGATGAAGGACTTGACGATGATGGATTTATTGATATACTTAATCAGTATGTTTACGACAATCATTATGACGATAAAATAGATGATATTGCGAAGGATTGGCAATTACCACGTTATGAATTAGTAAAGAAAGTGTTGAATGAATTAAAAAAGAAATAGTTATGATCGAAGAATTTGTGACATTTGAAACAGCAAAGTTGCTGAAAGAGAAAGGGTTTAATGAGTATTGCAAATATATCATTAACGATAAAGGCTTGATGATGGAAACCATATTTAGAACTAGTAAGGATTTACCTAAATTATTCTATTCTTGTCCAATACAATCCATCGCCCAGAAGTGGCTTCGTGAAACTAAGAACATTCATATATGTATATACAACTGTGCTTGTGGCTATGGATACGAAATATCTAAAGCTGACAATGGAACTCATATGGCTAGTTCTGTTTATAAAGGAACAAATGATGGAGAGGAATGGGATAGCTACGAGGAAGCACTTGAAGCAGGTTTACAGGAAGCATTAAAACTTATATGATTATGGAAATAGCAGAATCAATATTTAAATTCATCCTTGCCTCATTAAATGTTTGTGCTCTAGCATTTACTTTAATTTTGGTAAGCAAGTGGCATATACGCATGGAGAATAAGCTGGATGATATAGAAAGATATGTCCGTCGTGTGTCAGATCGTAACGATATTGTTTTCCTTAACCAGCTCTCGGAGCTGCAAAGAAAGTTGATAAGGGAGGAACGATATGAGGAAGCCGATAAGATTGGGAAAATAATCAAGGATGAAGAAATTAAATTAGGAATAAGGAAATGAAGGAAGAACTTATAAAAGAGAAAATGCTTACAGAGTTTCGAGAATGGTTCTGTGACGGTTACTGTCAATTTTACGATATTGATGATTACTGTAGATGTTGCCCTATCAAAGACGAAAGCTGTTGGCTAAAAGGGTTTAAAAAGCCTTCAGGGAAAAAAGGAGAACGTAAACCTATCCGTTACTGTGATACATGCAAGAATTTTAAACCGGACGAAAGGGTATTAGATGATGATGAGATGGAGAAAGTAATTGAAGAATCAGCTAAACAGCACTATAGTGATCTTTGTGCGCTAAACCATCCTCTTCGGTTTAAAGTGAACCATGGTTACAGTGATTTATATGATGGTGGTTTTTATCGTAATGGATGTAAGGATTATAAAAAAATAGACAATGAATAATATTAATTTGAACGAACTACGGGATCGAGCTTATAAGACCGCCTGTGAGCACGGTTTCCATGATAAAGAATTGAGTAACGAACACTGCCTTTGCCTTATCGTTGGAGAGCTTATGGAAGCGGTAGAAGCGGATCGGAAAGGGAAACGTGCCGACAGAGAATCTTTCAAGTCTTCCTATGAGAATGAAGAGCCGCATTACAATGCCGATTTCAAGTATAGTTTTGAAAAATATATCAAAGACTGTGTGGGGGACGAGCTTGCTGATGCATGCATACGCCTGTTTGACTTGTGTGGGCTTCGTAAGATAGACATTAATGGTTTTACAGAGGAAATGATATACGAGGCAACGGAAAGCTGCAACGGGGAAACATTCACTGAAAGCATATACGCCATATCCACATTGCCAATTCGTTATTTTTATGAATATAATTATTCTTTTGAAAGTCAGATAGGTCATATGTTATTATCAATCATCGGGCTTGCCAAGCATATGAACATAGACCTTATATGGCATGTGGAGCAGAAGATGAGATACAATGAACTAAGACCTATGTTTAATGGAAAAAGATATTGATTATGCCACTGTTTATTTGTAGCAAATGTGGTTGTGTTGAGAATACAGCCACATCGGATTATTGGCCTGTTGTACATAAAATCTTTCCCATAGAGTATGATGCAAATATAAAGGAGTTTGAAGGAAAACCGTTGTGCTCGGAGTGTGGAAGATTGATATTTGACAGTAAAGGGGAAAATCCGCGTATGATACCGGGGAAGTGGCATGGAAAATTTCCCAAAAGACAAGCCACTGATGCTGAAAAGAGAATGGTAGATAGAAATGGCAGGTTTTAAAAAGAGAAAGGGATGCCTGCAACATCCCTTGAAAGGAAGCATTACGCAATTTTCTTGTCATCTACCAAGAAAGAAAAGTATTTTCCATGTTTAGGATAAATACGTTTGCCGTTCTTTACGATATATCGACAGAAAACACGAGTTTTGCCGCTTTCATCTTGCATTTGATTTTTCACACTAACACCTCCTTTCCGTTTTGCCTGCCAAGCTGCAAGACCAGCAAGCTGATAATCTGGGCTCAGCGGAAATTTCTGGTTGGTAAGTTTTAAAATTAGCTATCTTTGCTTACCTTTGTTTTATGAAACCCGAA